CAACAAAACAAATTAAAACTAAAAATATGAACATAAGTTTAGCATTAAAAAATCGTTACGAAAACGACGGTATTCCTCGTTTTAGATATAAAAATGGACAAGTCGTTAAAATAGTGAATAAAATATGTATAATATGTCTTAACCCATTTAAAACACACTGCAGAAAGTCAACATGTTCTTCAGCTTGTTATAAGTTACTGCAATCAAAAGTATTGAAAGGTAAAACCGGAGGCCCTCGTAAAGGTGGAGGTTGGGGTAAACACTCAGACTATACCAAAAAAGATGGTACAATAATACACTGTCAGTCAACTATGGAATATAATTTTTGCAAAATAGCCGAACAATTAAATCTATCTTATTCTAGAAACTTAAAAGGATTTCCTTATACTACGTTAGACGGTAAATCCCGCAATTACTATCCTGACTTTATTTTAAACAATATTTTCGTTGAATTGAAAGGATATATTACTAAAGAAGCAGAGTACAAAATGAAAACAGCTAAAGTGCCAAATCTAGTTATCATTAAGACTAAAAAATATGGTGGTAATTGGGAGGAAATAGTAAAAGAACCTAATTTATTAATTAAACAATTACAAGCAAGTGAGGCGAGTCGAACGCCCATTAAAGCTTTGGAGGAGCCTCATTCTACCATTGAATTACACTTGCATAAAAATGTTTCGTAATGTCACTATACTATATTAGTATATGTACCTATAACTATATTGTATCCTTAAATCTTTTGGTTTATGATTAACAAGTCTAAATTTTATTCTTCTAAGGTCAGCCATACCTTTTCTCATATAGTCTTCACTATAAAGATACGGTCCAAAAAGTCTTAAACCTTCTCTCATTATTTGTTTAAAAGTTAGGGCCTTATGCCGTTTAGTAGATCTTTTTAAGATGTGCATGATAATTTTCATTGCACCCGTTGCATTATATTTTAGTTTTATTTTCATTTTGTTTTGGTTTGGTGCACTGTGATGGAGTTGAACCACCCGAGCTATTTAGCATTCGATCTACAGTCGAATCCGCTACCTCTACGGGATAACAGTGCAAATTATTAAATTGGTGCAAACGGCTGGATTCGAACCAAGCTATCTACCGATTAAAAGTCGGTTGCTTATCCATATAAGCTTCGTTTGCAATGACTTACAAATCAATTTCTAACTTTCTTTCCAGCAATTCTGATAAATCTTTATGTATATCAGCTTGTGTTGCAACAGTTCTATATTTTAAATCATACAATTCAGGCTCATTTAGTTTCATATATCCTGTAGCAGGTGTTGGTCCTTTTTGTTTTCTTAAAAATATTTCTCCACCAGTTAGATTATATTTAGCTTCTATATACTCCTTTACTATTTCTAGTACTATAGGCAGAGGTATAGTAATAAGTTCTACATGTTCAATTTGATCATTCGTTTTAATTGGTGGTCTGCTAGGGTAACGCTCCCTATTCTGAGAATTAAGAGTTCTCTGCATCACTTTAATGCTTCCAGACCGGATTGGAACTACACAGTTACGCTCTGTGTCCTGAAGTTTGCAAAACTTCCGTGCTACTATTATCACTATAGCCCCGTTATAAATCCAGTTCTAGTTTTCGTTCTACTATATGTTCAACTTTTTCAACCGGCTTCTCCGAAAATTTAATACCAGATTTAGCTATAAGATAATCAAAAATAACCTTGGCTATTTCTTGATTACTTAATGTATCAGTTCCTATTCTAGTAATCCTAGTTCTTCTATACTCAGCAATAAAATATTCCATTTCAGACTGGGTAACTTTTATTTGAGCCAGTAATTCAGGTTTATCCGGATATTTAGCTAGTTTAGAGATTATGCTCACTAAAGTAGTATTAGGTAGTGGTTTTACCAAATATATACCTGCCTCCAAATTTCCTATAGTTAGAAAGGTAGGTCTTATTCCATCTTCTGATAAAAATGTTGTCATAGCTCCTTCACTTACATCAGATAAAGCTACTCTATATCTTTTTCCAACTTTATAGTATAGGTCTGCCATATTATAACTCTAAATCTAATTTTCTAGTTACAGGTACTTCTCGCTTTTCACCAAATCCTAGGCCAGCCAGTCTAATCAATTCATTTAAAATAGCCTCAGCTAGTTCGGAATAACTCGGAAATATTTGCCATCCATTCCCTGAGCTAGGATGTTTTTTAGAATAATCATTGTTAAATTTGACGAGGAAATCGGCCAGTTCGTCACGATTCATGATTATACTAGTAAAATCGTAGGGGTAATCCGGTATTCTAGATACTTTAGAAACTGAACTTAATGACTTACAATTAGGAACTTCTTTAACCAGCCAAAGACCTGGGCTTAGAGTCATTCTATCAACTAGTAAATTATCAGCCAAGTCTTTTAAATTTACCTTAGCATATTTAGTCTTACCGTTCTTTTTTGTCTTTTTATATAGTTGTTCCATATAGTTTAAGTTAATATTTCAATTTTATAAATACTGTTATTAGTGTATAACAAATTACCTTCTATTTTAGAGACTCGGCTAGAAGAAAAATGACCAGGAGTTTTAATCCCATTTCTAATATGTCTGAACATAAGAATAGGCTCTCCAACCTCAATATCTTTTAATAAGATTCCAGTAGCTGTATAATCTATTGGTAAACTTACATTTCCATTAAATTGTCCTGGTCTGTAGTCTGCTTTATTTGGAGTTGGATACTCTGGATTTTCAAGGGGTTTTAATTTGGTTAATGTTACAAGTGTGTCTTTTTTCATAAGTCTATTTCTAATTTTCTGTCAAAAGCATTAGCCTCCACTCTTATAATAGTATTTAATTGTGATCCTTTTTCATAAAATCTAAGGTTACTACAAATTTTACATAAATAGCAGTGAAAACAATCTTTACAATTACCACAATAACTACAACTATAACAACTACTACAATTACTACAACCTCTACAATCATTACAATCAGTACATTTATAACAACTATTACAACTACCACAACTACTACACCAATTACAATTATAACAATTACTACAACCACTACAACCACTACAACCACTACAATTACTACAATTACTACAATCACTACAAAGACAACAATAATTACAATCTCTACAATCTCTACACCATCTACAATTAGTTAGGGTAGGTGAGTATAGAGTAGCTAGTTCTTCTGTAGACCAACTATTATTGTTTTCGTCATACCATCTATTAGCTATTTTTGTTATTTTCATAAATCAAACTCCAGTTTCCTATCAAAAGGATTTTCTTTTCTAGTTTTAGATACTAAAGAGATTACCTCATTTATGTGTCTATGAATAGTAGGCCAACCGCCTGAACCACCGCTTGAACCACCGCTTGCATCAATGTTTACAAGCTCTGTATACTCTACAAACTTTAGTGCAAGCTCGTCATTATCAATACTTATAATCTTTGCTTTAACTCGATTACCAGAATTAAGAGTTACAGAAACTTCATCTCCTACTATATATTCATTCATAAATAAGGTTCAAGCCTCCGTTCACCACTTTCTGCAGGTCTGGAGTTTATAGTTTTCTTTCTAAAATGTAAGACAGTATGATTATATACAACACCAGGTCCACAACTTATATCATAATCATCTAAATTGATTGATACTTTAAACAGATTATATGGTGGTATAGTAGACCGGTCAAACTGAAACACACCATGAAAATCACCGTTTAAAAAATTTTGAAAAGTATCATGTCTAAATCCATCTCTAGAAAAAGCATAAATATCAGCAATCATAATGTTAATTGGTACTCGTGAGCGGTTCCGACCCGCTTTTTTCTGTTGGAAAGACAGAGGTATTAGCCACTATACGACACGAGCAGTTGGAGCAGGGGATTGGGTTTACACCAATACAAGACACAAGAAAGCGTCCATGCTACCATTACATCACCCCTGCTTAAAGATCAGAAATTAGTTATAGAATAAATCAATATTCACCGCACGCTATTATACTCTAGGTTCATCACCATACATTATAATAACCGAGCTGTTAATTTAAAGGCACAACAGCTAGCAGGAACGAATCCCACCTATATTGACTAGAGTATTGGTCTTGCCAATATCTGCAATACAAGAGTAACGCCTCAAACAAATTGTCACAAAAAAACCCTAGGTACTTAAACCTAGGGTGTAAAATATCAATACACCCTGTCAACTACCTTCCTTATTAGGGGAGTAGGTAGTTTTAATTGATGTAACTAAACTTTGCATTAAGTTCAATATAATTAATAGAATATGATATGTCAAATATATTTAGTGTTAGTTATAATAACACTTAGCCTATCTAACAATTCTTTTTTACATTTGGCTTCTTTCAATTTATCCCATAACTCACATAAATCTTGAACCACTTTATCTTTATGCTTTTCCAGAACATGAGTATAAGCTACTAGATCAACCACCTCTTCCCTAATATTACTTACTGTAGGTTTGGCATAGAAATTACCACCATGTTCTCTTTGACCTTTATCGTATTTGACAGTCAGTTCTTTGGCAAAAGTTTTATTAATATCCACTATTTGTTTTTTAGGGTCACTTATCATATAGTTCCTTTACAGCAAATTGCATATTACATTCCAGACATTCTAAATGATAATAGACTTCATTATCTATATTAGGCAGGTGTTCGTGTAATATTCTAAATTTCTTACTATAACATCTCATAGGTAACTCTCTAATACAAGTTAGATTTTTGAATTGGGTTAGTTTATCCATATACTCTCTAGTCAATTAACTTTAGTTTTAATTAACTGACTAGAAAATATTCATTATTTTTCGAATACATAAGTCCAATACTTACCCAAACTTTCATTAGTATTAACCTGATTTTTATCCCACCATATTGATCTAGCTATGAATGGGGGAATATTATTAGTCTTACAAGTATTAACCCAATGCTCTTCAAATTCCTTATATAAAGCTTTATTAGGTGTTTGTGACTTATCATAGCCATATAATCTAAGCATATGCACATCTAAACAAGTAACTTCAGCTTCATTAGGATAACATAACTCCAGGGCGAAGGCTGTTTTAGCATATCCTAATCCATGTATGAGATTCATTATTCTATCTCGAAAACAATCCCAAGTCTCAGCTTCAGACTTATAATATTGAGCAGGGTTATTATAGAATGATTCCTTAAACTCCCACATACCTTTGGTTCTAAGGTTAATAAGTCCTACCCCACTATAAGATATTACATCTTTTAAGGTTTGTTTATCAGGTATTACTCTACCTATCACCATCTTATAAGCTTTTATATTAGCTCGCCAACTACAATGCACAGAAAGATGACTAAATACAAATCTATTATAGTATTCATCTTTATTTACAGGTTTTATAGTATTCCAATAGTTGATATATTCAGTTACAGTTTGTCTAGGTATTTCAGAGATATAGCGTTCAATTTCAGGTTTAGTCATGGTTAAGTTTTCATAATTTTATTTTCTTTTTAATAGGTTTAATTGTTTCTAGTTTGTCTTTATTTTTGGCCCAGTATCCAATCAGCAAACTATCTGCATCTTTCTTTAGTTTTAAGTTAGGAAATAATTTCTTTCCTAATTCTAATGAAGCTTTCTTAAGTTCATTACTACCTTCTATATTAGGTAGTAATACTCTCTGCCAAGCTTTCGAATCAACCACTTTATAATCCAGGCCTAATTCTTCTAATACTATAATAGTGGCTTCAAAACATCTAGCAGCAGATATACTGGCTTTAAATCTAGTAGGATTAATAAGTGGTCTTTCTAACAGTACAATAGTATCTTTAGGTATGTTCCAATTAACTAATAGTATTCTAAGAGCTGGAACATCCACTCTAGTTATATGTTGTTCCTCTTTCTGGTAGTTTATAGTACTTTTAGTAGGGAACTTTTCGTATCTAACCAAATCATTAGGTCCAAACATAGCGATACCTGTGCTGCCTGTACCATTATCTAAGCTGAGAATGTAGTCTGACATAATTGATTAATATGCCAGACTACACACTAATGTCAATATCTAACTAGCTTCATTTCAAAACTGTTATTATACAAATTCATATTGTCATCTAATACTAGATATTTACTCAAGATTTCTGGAGGGTATAATGAGACATCCCACCTCTTATTAGTATTAAGGAACTTATAGAAGTTAGCACCAAAAGCAATATTAGCGTAATTCTGGACACTATCTAACCAAGCAGCAAGTTTATCATAAGCTATGGTTTTAGGGTTCTTAGCAGCAAAACCAACATTCATGTAAGGTAATAGAACGAAGTAATCAATTTTGCCGTTATATTCATTATAGAGTGTAATTAACCTATCTACTGAATCTTCATCTGATACTATAAAATGAATATTAACCTTAAGTTTACACTTAATAGCCAAATCCAACGCTTTCCTCCAATCATCTTCTAAATGAGGGTGTAGAGTTATTGCTACTCCACCACAATGTTCTCTAGTCTTGTTAACTACATTTTCATCAAATAGAACTCCGTTAGTAGTATAGTTAGGAACAATATCCAAACTTTTTAGCAACTTCATTGCATCCCAGAATTCAGGATGCTCTAATGGTTCTTGCTGCCCACCAACAGCTACCTGGAAACAACGTTGGTTCTCTGTCATTGAACCAAAATACTTCTCAATCTTGCCTACTATATTAGAATAGTGCTTACCTTTAGGATTTCCTTTAGCATAACACCATGGACATTTTCCAGTTACACACTTATCACCAAAACTAAGGTCATAGAATTCTGGATATCGTAATTCTGTGATTGGTTTAGAAGGATTAAGCGGTATTCTTAATGTTTTACCATCAAAGAATACCGCACTATAATTCGCTTCTTTTTCAATTCTTCTTTTTATTTTTAACATGTTTAATCATCCATCGTAGCGAGCTTCCATACAAAATAGACTAGTTAAGCTACTTAATATTTCAGCTGCTTGTTTAGCTGCCAAAGTGTTAATCTTGGCTTTTACAGTTATATGTATATCTCTATATGCATCTGCTTCAAGTTCCATGTCAAAAAATTCTTCTACTGTCTTTTTAGGTTCACCTTCCTCCTCACCATGATAATAATTCTTATAGAAACTTTCTTTATCTATGGTAATATCAAACAAATCCTCACACTTAAACGTACTACCAGCCACAGTTAAAATATTATCAACTAGTTTGGTAATTGATTCTATTGTCTTCTGTGTAGCTTGAATGTAGATTTCTGTGCTACTATTCGTAATTAGATCAACGAAACTATGTACTGTAATCTTTAATGTATTTATCATGTATTTAACCTATGTGATATCGTCTAGCTGAAAAATATTCAGCTATTTGTTCAAACAATGAATAAGGAATGGTGTTATCATTAGCTGAATAGATTAGAATTTGA